GATAAGATAATAGACCAGATAAATAGATTAGATACTGCTGGTTTAAAAATGATATGCACAGGACATTCTTTAGGTGCTGCATTAGCAACAATATTTGCGAGTCGAGTTGATGCTAAGTATCTTTACACTTTTGGATCTCCAAGAGTTGGTAATAAAGATTTTGTTAAAGAGATGAACAATGATGGCATAGTACATTATCGTTTTGTTAATAACAATGACATTGTAACTAAAATTCCTTTGGCACTAATTTTTTACCGTCATCATGGAAAATTAGTTTATATTAATCACTACGGTAAGATTAGAAATATGACTTGGTGGCAAAGATTCAAAGACGGGGTAAGAGGTCGTAGAGCTGCTTGGTGGAATAAAGAACCTTTTGATGGTCTAAGAGATCATGATATCGCTGCATACCACAAAAAGATTACTAGCGAAAGTTTTAATGCAAGTTTACAGAGTTAGAAGCAATTGCCCTTTATGTAATAATGCTGAAGAAGTTTGGTTTCAGAATGGGCGAGTCGTTCCTTTGGATGTAGTTGAATGTCCCAGGTGTCGAAACATTTATGAACCTAAAGATTTTGTTTCAACCTTTTTAGAAATGAAACAAAATAACACAATTTCTACATCACAAATAAGCCTTTAGATTGCTTAATCCTTAATTTTAATATACTATATATTTATATATTAAGGAGAAGTTTATGGCAAAAGGTAAAAGAAGTTCTGGAAACACGTACACATCTAAAGGTCAAAGACCCAATACAAATAAAAGCGTTCTAAAAGCTAGAAGAATAGAATATAAAAATCCAAATAAAAAAGAAACCAATAAACCTTTTATAAGAGTTAATGCACTTGACGTGTGGGGTCCTCCACGCGAAATGAGTGATATGTATAGTAAGAAGAGAAAAAATGACAGAGTTAACTAATGGAATGTATAATACGCTTAAAAAGTTGACTGGCACGTCTAGTTTAACTTTAGCGATAGTATTTTTTATTGGTCATATCGTAATAGCTATGACCGTAGTAAGTTTAATGACAGGAGCTAGTATATGGGAGGCAGGAGCTGTGGCTCTTGTTGAACCTGCAATTAACTCCGTCTGGTTTTACATTTTACACAAACTATGGAGTAAGTTTAATAATGCCTGAGGGTCCAGAGTGTACTCGAACAGCAAAGCAAGTCAATAGAGCAGTTTATAACAAAAAACTAGTAAATATTAACTTTGTGTCAGGTAGGTACACTAAAAAACTACCTATAGGCTTTGGAAACTTTTACATAGCACTTACAGAACAATCTCTTCCAATCAAGTGTGTCACGAACAAAGGTAAGTTTATTTACTGGGAGTTTGGTGACTTACTTCCGATATGTTGGATGTATACAACTCTAGGTATGACAGGTAATTTTAAAACAAAACCTTCAAAACACACTCGTATTGCTTTCTATTTTGATGATGACTCGTCAATTTATTACAATGACCAACGTAACTTTGGTACTATTAAGTTTGTTTTTGATGAAAAAGATCATCAAAAGAAACTTAATTCAATAGGTCCAGATATGTTAAATAATCCTTGTACATTTGAGACATTTTGTAAAATAGCAATGAAGAAACCTAAGTGGCAAGTAGTAAAATGGTTAATGGAACAAAGTCAGGTATCAGGTGTTGGTAATATTTACAAATCAGAATCTCTTTTCTTAGCAAAAATTTCACCATTTCGATTAATGGAGACTTTAAATCCTTATGAGTTAGAAGATTTATATCTTTCTGTTTGCAAGGTTCTCCGTAATGCTTATGACAGCGGGGGCGCTACCATTAGAAGTTACTCAGATTTATACAATAA